GATCTGGTGGGAATCATTGGCAAGCTCATTCCATTGATTAGCAATGGCTTGCGCTTGCGCCGGTGTGTACTGGTAAGAAAACATTTAAAAAACTCCTGATAATATTGCCGCAATGATTGGCGCGGCAAAGAGGATTGCCCCGCCCGCGATGTCATGCGGGCGAATTGATTTGATGATTTGGATAAGCTCTTGGCGGGTCATTGTGTGGCCTCCAATAATATTGGAAGCCAAACCAAATAAGACATTGAGCCAAATAGATGCAGCAAGAACAAACCGGCGGCTATTTTGTGGAATATGGGCATCATGCGGCCTACCCGTGCGCTTTATGTAGAATCAAATTACGCTTGCCGGTAAGCTTGCGGCCGATGGCTAAAGCTGCGTCGCGTATAGCGCTTTCACCACGACCGCCAAAGCGTTCATCTAAGTCAATGCCAGCGTTTGCAATGGCTTCGTCTATTGCCGCGCTTTCTTTGCAGTAGCCGCCGCCGGTTGCCTTGCCATAGCCCGTTCCGTAGCTGTCGGCGCTGTAAAACCAAGCGCAACAATGAAAGGTATATCCGGTAATATAGGTGCGAAAAGTTGCAATGCTTCGGCCCGTCTTTGGCTCTATCACGGTCAGCTCACCGGAAAAGCCGTTATTGACGCGCTTACGTTTTGCGCCTATTTCGTTGTCTTGCAGGTTGACTGATAATACTTTCATTTTATTCTTTCTCCATGTTTTATATTATTATATCTTGACGATATCTTAAAGATATCATGTGGTCAAGCATAAACTTGCTTTGCTGTCGGTTTATATGTTGCCGCAAGTTTCAGGAACGTTTTGCACGCTTTGTCCAAGCCGTGTGATTTAATGCCGGATTTAAATTGATTCAACGTGATGTTGCGGCCTTTGTTATTGGTAAGCTGCACGCATTCTTGCTTGTTTGTTTCCTTATCTTTGATGACAAGCCAGCCATTGTGATAATCTATTTCAAATAATTCGCTTTCGTAATCCATTGCCTTTATCTCCGTGTTTTGTTTTTGTTTCATGCTTGACACATGGCAAGGCAGCGCCGGTTTGGCGCTGCAAAGCAATGGGTCAATGCTTGGTTACGTCGAAAGAGAATGTGAGAACTTCACAAGCCAGCACGCCAAAGCGTGCCGCGTCATGCCAGCGCGTAAAGCTTGGTTCTTCTGAGCAATCGAGCGCCCAGCAAGAACCATATTCTGCAATCATAAATTCGGTGAAAGCGTTTAGCGCTTCCTCATCATTATCAGTTAGGCCGCTTGTATCGCCGTTGATTAAAGCGCTTGCCCAAAAAGTCGGAAGCTCAAAGTTTTCTATTTGCATTTTAGATTCTCCTTGTTTTGTGTTGATATCTAATAGATATCACAAGGATATATATAGAGCAAGCATAAAATGCAATCAAATGCAAAAAAAGTGCCGCGCAACACAGTGAAGCGCCGCCACGCAGACGCGCGCGCGAATAATGGAACCTGACTAACTGGTCAAGATTAAACCTGACTAACTGGTCAGGATGCACATTCTGGCGCGACTCAGGCACAACATGTTGTGTTATGCATAGCCATGCGCTGCGATCATAGCGTAAGTCATTGATATTAAACGCACTTAACATAATAATTATTATGCGCCATGCCTTTAGCCATGCACCAGACGCAACACGGCCAGCTTTTGCAGCTTGCAGGAGCAAAAACCCCCCCCCGCCAAAGCTTTTCGCCGGTAGTGTTATTATTATACCCTCACACACACAAATCCTGCACCCCCCCCTGCACCCCCCTTGCCATCCTTCGCCGCCCCACGTAAAATTTTGCAAAATTTGGGGAAAAGCAAATGGCGGGCAGAGCGTTAAAAAAGCGCATACTAAGCGATGTGGCCAAGCGCGGTGGCATAGATTACATAACGGACAAGGTTGCATCAGGCGTGACTTTGGCCAAGCTTGCGGAAGAATATAATTGCAGCAGATCTTACCTAAGCGCGGCCATTAATTCTGTGCCAGACTACCGCGAGGCTTTGGAGCGCGCTAGGAAAGACAGCGCCGATGCTTTTGTTGAGGAGGGCTTGGCCATATTGGATGATCTTACGCACAAGCCTGACCTGACATCGACTGACGTTAGCCTAGCGCGTGAGCGTGTTCATCATCGCCGGTTTATGGCGGGTTCTGCGAACGCTGACAGGTACGGCACGAAGCCTTCGGCTCAGGTGACGATTAGCTTGGGCGACATGCATTTGGATGCGCTGCGTAAGAATAGGTCAAGCATTATTGACGTTACGCCGGAGCCAGACAATGAGTGAAGCACAGGCAAAACTGATGAAGGATTTTGTGACGCGGTACGCGCAAGATCCTGTGCGTTTTGTCAGGGAGATGCTTGGCGCTGAGCCGCTGCCATATCAGGCAGAGTTTTTGCAAGCCATTGCGGCTGGCGAGCGCAAGATTAGCGTAAGGTCTGGTCATGGCACGGGAAAGTCCACATCCGCGTCTTGGGCCATGCTTTGGTTTTTGTTATTGCGGTTTCCGAATAAGGTTGTTGTGACTGCGCCGACCAGCGGCCAGCTTTTTGATGCGCTTTTTGCCGAGCTTAAACGTTGGATAAATGAGCTGCCTAAAGAAATATCGCAGTTGCTTACGGTTAAGTCAGACAGGGTTGAGCTTGCCGCTGCATCGTCAGAGGCGTTTATATCGGCCCGCACCAGCCGTGCAGAAACGCCGGAGGCGCTGGCTGGCGTTCACTCAGAGCATGTTTTGCTGGTTGTTGATGAGGCCAGCGGTGTGCCTGAGAAGGTGTTTGAGGCTGCTGCTGGATCAATGTCGGGCCACAACGCGACCACAATACTTTTGTCTAACCCGACCAGATCCAGCGGAACGTTTTATGAAAGCCAGACGAAGATGGCATCTAGCTGGTGGACGCGTCGGTGGTCATGCGTAGATAGCCCGCTGGTGTCGGAAGAGTTTGTTGACGAGATGCGCGTGAGATATGGCGAGCAGTCTAACGCGTTTTTGATAAGGGTCATGGGCGATTTTCCTCTTGCCGACGATGATACGATTGTGCCGTATCATTTGGTGGAGAGTGCTATGAAGCGTGATATTGAGCTTGCGCCGAATGCGAAGACTGTGTGGGCCATAGATCCGGCAAGATTTGGTAGCGATAGGACAGCGTTTTGCAAGCGCGAGTCTAACGTTATAACGGAAGTTAAGTCGTGGCAGGGCTTGGATCTGATGCAGACCGTGGGCAGGGTTATGGCTGAGTATGAGGCGTTGCCGCCCAGCCAGCAGCCTGATGAAATACTTGTGGATAGCATTGGCGTTGGCGCTGGTGTTGTTGATAGATTGCGTGAGCTAGGCGCGCCTGTGCGTGGTGTGAATGTTGCCGAGGCTCCCAGCATGGGCGAGACGTATAATAATTTGCGTACTGAGCTGTGGTTTAAGACAAAGGCGTGGCTAGAGGATCGTTCGTGTAAGCTGCCGGAAGATGATGACTTGCGGGCTGATCTGACGGCCATACGGTATAGTTTTACCTCGTCCGGCAAGATGCAAGCCGAGAGCAAAGACAGCATGCGCAAGCGTGGCTTGCGTTCGCCGGATTTAGCTGATGCTGTTTGCTTGACTATGGCGTCGGACGCGGCGACGGCATTGTCAGGCCCGATGCTGTCTTGGCGTGGCGCGATACGCAGAAACTTGCGCGGTATAGCCTAATCTCGCTCAATATGTTACGCTGCGCGTAATTTATGGAGATTGTTTTGATGAAAGCACCGAAGTTTAAGCCGTGTAAGGGCTGCCCGACACCCGCCGCATGCAAGCGCGCTGGAACGTGTATGGCGAAGAAGCGCAAGGGCGCTTACTAGTGATGTGGACGGCGCTGCTTCTGCTTTGCAGCGTCGAGGGTAACTGCTTTTCGTTTGGCAGCCCTGTGATGCAGAGCGAGAGCCAGTGCATACAGTCCATACCGAGCGGGCTGGAATACGCGCAACAGATGTTTCCTGCATACCGCGCAACCGATTACAAATGCGTCCAGTGGGGCGAAGGAGCTTAGATGGCTAAGGGTTT